TGCTTGGTATGTTCTCATATTTGTATAACTATTTTTATATTATTTTGTTACAAACTTGCATCTTCTACGATATTCCTTTGCATTTGTTGAGCGTTGGTTACTGCACCTGAAACAACGTAGGCTTGTAGCGGTTGTCTTTGTCCCGCTAATCCCTCTGCAATCTGATTACTTCCCGTTCCTGCTACTAAATTAAAACTTGGAGGAGGAGGCGCACCACCACCCCTAGTACCTTCCGCACCGCCACCACCACCGCCACCACCTAATGATGTTAATGCTTTTTTAGTTGCTAGTAAACTTGCTGCTATTCCTATCCCTGTTGAAATATTATTAAACGCTATAACTGGCGCTGCACTTGCTCCACTTGAGGCAATCGCTTGAGGTGTTGCTAATGCCCCTATATTTGCAGTATTATTAGCAATAATCATTTTACCTATACCGACTGCGCTTTCAGCTATAACCGCTGCTTTTTGTATTGCCTTATTTTTACCCGCTAAACTACTTAACAAACCAACTGCCGATGAAGCAGCATTTAACCCCGCTTCTTGTACTGCTATTCTTTGATCCGAAACAGCCTGTTCAGATGCTATTTTAGCTTTATCAGTTTCAATTTGATTTGTAGTTAAAGCGTTAGTTATTTCTTGGCTCTTAATTGCGTATTCATTTTCAGCGTCAATTTTAGCTTGTGTTCCTGCTACTGCACTATCTATTTTTAACTGTAATCTTTCAAGTTCAATTATCTTTTCTGCTTCTAAATTTGCTCTTTGATTTTCAAGTTTTTTTAATTCGTCAATTTGCAAACTTTCGTTAAATTTCTTTTGTTGAATTTCTAAATTATTAAGATTTTCTATTTCAGATGCTCCTAATGCTATTTTTTCTTTTTGTAAAGAAATACCATTGGATATATTTTCACTACGTAAACCCTCAATTTCATTAAGTACCCCCTCTTTATTTGCTAAAGCATTTATTAAAGCAACTTGATTTTCTATGGTCTTATTCATTGCAACAGTTCTTGACGCTGCTGAAACTTGCAAATTTGCTTGTTCTAACATTGCTTTTTGTTGCTTTTCTAAAACTGATGCTAATTCATCATTGGCTTTTATTCTGTCTGTAATTGAAAGTAAATCATTATCCCTGATTTGTCGTAATTTTTCCGCTTGTATATTGTATTGCTCAACTATTCTTGCTTGTTGTGCCGCTGCTAGTAACGCTGAATTTTGAAGTTTTATGTTAGCCTCAGATGCTTTAAAAGTATTAACAGCATAATCTGCTATCGCATTAGCCGCTTCCGTAACTGCTTTCCCTGTTCTATCAACGGTATTATTAACACCCGTTAAAACATCAATAGACTCTTTTCCTGCTTGTTTTACGGAATCCATTGCTCCTGCAAAATCACCCTCGAAAACCTTTTTTAAAGCACTACTTAAATATCCAATTGTATCTAAAAAAGAATTAAATCTTTCAATTAAATTTTCTTTAATTAAATCACCGAATTTTTTTAAATATTTAGTTGGATTTTCAAAAACATCTTTAAATAAATCTGATATGATAGGGAAGTTTTTTAATACAAAACTAGTCAAGTCATTTATTGCTATTGATAATGCACCTATTGAAGTACTAAATAAATCAACTACAACTTGATTTTGACCAAGTATTGATTTCATTAAATTAAAGGCTTCTATTATTAAACCAATACCTACCGCTTTAATAGCTAAACCCATACCTTTGAAACCATTTGATAAAGATTTAACACCCTTTTCAGCAGTTTCAGTAGATTTCTTTATTCCTTTTATATTTTCGGAAGCGTCATCAAAGTTTTTAGATAGGTTACCAATTTTTTTATTAATAGCTTCAATACCATCTTCTTTAACAACTATATTTATTTGTTTTTCGATAGCCATATTCTTTTTATTTTATTTTTAAAACCAATCCAATTAGTAACCAATTCATTTTTCCCTTTTGCTATTTCGGTATATTCACCCGCTCCATAAAAATCATGGCTTTGCAATAACTTAATTATATCCGCTATCATAATACTACTGTTACTGGAACTGAAACCCATCCCGATGTGGTTTTACAATAAATTAATGAACCCGCAATTATTAAAAGTGCGTAAACTTTAAAACCTACTACTACCGTTGGATATGTTGCATTTAAAGTAGCGTTACTTAATGCAATCGTTGTCGTATTATCAGCGTATGCAATAGCATTATAAACCTCTGTAAAGTTTTCATTTATCTTTTGCCCACCTGAACGAACTCTGTCGCCTGTGTTGTCGTTTGCTGATGCTCCTAATTCAATCGTTTGTTTAGCCATTATCCCAAGATATTAATGTTGTGTCAAAAGTTATTTCTTCGCTGTCGAAAGTTATTACATTACCACTTTGTGAAATTGTTACATCAACTTCTTGCAGTGTTGCAGTGTTTATTATTGTTACTATTGCAATTCTTTGTAGCCCTGTTAAATTAACATCGATATTAAAATAAACAATGTTACCATCATTCGACGCATTTACCCATAACTCACTACTACTATAACCGAAATTATCCAAATTTGTGACATAAACAGATTGCGTTTGTTCTAACCAATCACAAAATATAACTTGCCTATCTACGTTAAAACCGTTAATAGTATTATCAAAAGAATTAATTAAATTTAAACTTACTTCTCCCGAAAGTAGATTGAAATTATAGTTGTCAATTCTATAATAGTTTTCCCTTATTTGGATCACGTCATTTAATTGCAAAGTTGTTAATATTCTCAAAGGAATATTTTTACAATTAAATTTAAAGTTTCTACGTTTAATATTAAAAATAGAATTTACATAGTTTTGATAATAGTTTTTGTAAAGTGTATTTTGAATAAGTAACCCATTCCATTCATTAAACTCTGCTCCGAAAATAGTTGAGTATTGTGGATTTACAAATCCTAAAGTATGTGATGGAATATTTATTGTATTCAATTGTATTTTAGTCGATGCATCGTTTATAAATGCAATCGGTTTATCTGTTAACACTTGCGATTGACTGTAAAAAATATGCGCTTTAGGATTTACGGGTGTAATCGTTTCATCAAAGATACCCGCATACATTACATTGCTTAAAACGCCATCGTTTAAGTCTGGTAATCTTTCATAAATTATTTGCTCAAAAGGTAAATCTACTTCTAAACTTTCACCATCTAAAAGATTTCCATCTTCATCTTCTAAAGTTGTTTCTTCATCTCCGTAAGGCGTTCCAGTACTAAGGTCAAATTGAATATTTAATAACGTTGTAGGCTCTTGAAATTTAAAATTAATTTTATTTAATAATTTTCCACGCTCAACATCGTAATTTGAAAAATCAGTGTATCTTGTTAAGTCGTAAAGTTTTCCAGCAGCATAATAATCATTTAAAGTATTAATATAAATATTATCATATTGGTCAGCAATTACAACTAGTTTAAACATTGAAAATAAACCTTTCATAAAGTCCATAACTTTCATTCTAGGTAAATTGGCAGCTACATCAAAAGTATCAATTAATGAATTAGTAGTTGCAGTTGAGCGTCTGTCGTTCGGTGCAGTATTTCTTCTTAAAAGTATTTCTGCTTCGTAGGTAATAGAGTTTGAACTTGATACATAAAATGTATATTCAAATGGTGTATCTATCCCACCAACTAAAGGTATTGGTATTTGCTCACTTATAAAGTCACCACCCGCACAATCTAAACTTGCAACGGGTACACCGAAATTTTTAACAATTACTTTGTATGGAATATTTGCATCGGTTGGATATATTTCAATAATATATCTATAATTTTCACTTACTGTTTGCGTGTTAATCCATTTATCCGTTGTGTTGCTCAATCCAAAATCAGACCCGTTCCCACCGTTCCAATTTATCAATTGTTCTGTTGGTGTTCCAAGTATTGAAGTATCAGCATTTAACCACATGAATAAATCGTTAAACTCTACACGTGAGAAAAAATCACGTGAAAAAACAACATTATATTTTGTTTCAATTGCTTCAATAATTTTAATTAAACGTATTGAAGGTTTTAAATCTGACCATAACACACCAACAGCAGTACCTCCGCCCCAAGCGATATTTGCAAGTGTTGGAGTGTTTACATCGTCTGTAACATTATTATTATAATAGTATTGTTTCTTTGCAAATAAATTATAAATAATACTTCCCGAGAAAAGTGAGTTTGTTAAACCAGCTTGTACATTCGTTGAATTATAAACGTGGTTTAAAGCTGTTAAATTTAAACTACTTAATTCGTCATCTTTAAATTTTGATTTTAAAGAAACTAAATTACCAGTGAATGCAATGGTATAATTTGCGGGTTTGTTTTGTTTAACGTTTACTTTTTCAAGTTTCCATTTGCCAAATTTAAAAGGCACTCCATCAAGTTCAATCCTACCCGCTATTTTAGTTCTTGCATCAAAACTATTGTCAATATCAGCATCGTAATAATGTTTAAATATAGGGTTGTTTATATCGTTTGCAGGAATGGTAAATGTTTGAGTATAATCAGTTGTATTTTTTGTAATATCGTTAATGTTAGCCACCGAACTATTAAGTTCAATAGGCTCATCTTTATTAATTGAAATTTTACTTTCGCCAATGTATAAATCTATTCTCATATTGAATTTATCTCATTAAATGCATAGTCAAAATCTATCTCGTAATTAATTAAACGTTCCTTTTGTCTAGTTTTATATTCCAAACTTTTACTAGCAACGTTTAAAGGTGTAAATATTTCATTTGAATACATCCAAACACGCTCACTAAGAAGTAATTGTCTGACTGTTTCATTCATGCTTTCTTCAATAAACCCGCTATTAACTTTGAATTTGCTCTTAC